GCAACGGGATTAGATAAGTTCATTGAAAGATTTGGACCTAAAGATGCATTTAAAACAACAGATGATTTCTAATGGAAAAAAGAAAAGTCATATTACCAGAAAAAAGATTCGCTAAGGCATCCTCTGAAGATTTAAATTTATCAATTAAATTATCCGAAGAAAAAAGTTTATTAACAAACGACGAGAGAGAATATATTTTAGATATAAATGAGTTGTTTAGTGCCGAAAGAAATGATTGTAAGAGATATAAAATATTCGGTAAAATAAGACCAATATTTAGAAATATGTATAGTGGTACCACATCATACGGACCACTAAGTGAACAATTAGCATTAGTTGGTGATGGAACAGGAACTTACGTTGGTTATTTACCATATAACGAATTTGCGTTCCTAAGAAATGATGTGTATAGAGAATCTATTCCTGACATTGACGTATCATCACTATCAACATTTACAGGTTTTACATTAAGTAAAACAGGAACAACATCACATCAAACAATAACACCAATGGAGGCTCCATATCACAATTGGAATCTTTATGTTAGTTATGTCTATACAGGAGATACAAATTACCCAATGAAGTATACTCTTTCAGGTAATACTGTGGAATCATTTGTAAGTGGTGACGGAATACCTTTTAGAGTAAGTGATAACGGGGTTTCATATAGACTTACAAGTCCAATGGACCACGGTCTAGGTGAAGGTGAGTTTATAATATTAGATGATTATCCATATTATGTAAATTCAATTGGTAATGAATATTACAACTCAGAACTATTTGTTGTTGATATTTTAAAATCACAAATACCATCAGGAACAACTACATTTAATAATACAATCGTCATTGGTAAGAGGTGTATAGATTCAAAAAATCTAAACGAAACCACATCTCAATATTATGTTCATAAATTAAAAACACTTACTAATAGTGAGGATTATATTTTAGATAAAGCGGGATTTGAAAATCAAATTTTCGAACACGAAAGAAAATTATTATTTGAAAATGCAGCACAACAAAATGATGTATTGGTAGAAAGAAATAGACCAGAAACACTTCTTTTTGATTTCAAAGAACCATTTGTTTTAACTGGTTTAACAAATAATTTAAATTACGAACCAACAGAACTATACCTATCAATCTTATTTAGAAATGGAAATGGGTACTTCCAATATCCACCAAAAGTTGGATGGAAAATGAATCTTCATAATGAATGGATTGATACTCATTTCAGTGGTACAACTAAAACATTACCACCATTTGAAAGTGGTATGGGGTCTGGATATACATTTACGAACAGTGGAATCACTTTTACAAGTGGAACCACACTCCCAATAGGAACGATTTTAACAGGTGCGTTCGTTGAATATAATCCATATGAAATGAAAGAAAGAATAATTTCAGAATCATATCATAGAATTGCCAACCCAACAACAATATTTAACTACGACCAAGACGATACTCAACCAGGATTTAGTGGTGCAACCGCTAGTAATATGTTTGGTGTAATTTATCAACCACATCATCGAGTAAAAGTAAGAGAGTTATCACCTTATACTGAAACATCTTCATCTCCTGATGTGGACAATATTCCACAGAACGCTAGATATTTTCCGAATGAGAATTTATGGAAGTGGAGAGACGTGTACGATTATGGATATATTGATGATTTAGGATATGGTGTGGATTTTCCATTTATGAATAATGTGCACTACATAAGAAACGATATTAATTTTTATATGAGAAATGAAAAATCATATAAACACAAGGCGGATGGTTTATTTGATTTCGATTCTTTCTTTAATAAGAATAGCAACAAGAATAACAAATTGAATAGAAATAAAAATAAAAAGTGTTAATGGAAATAAGAAAAGACGATATCGGTAGCGTGTTTTTAAATATGGAAACAAACTTCAAACCTGATTTAGGTAGAGAAGAGGGTTTACAGTTATTTGAGTCTGAGACTATTAGAAGTATAATAAATCCAGTCGACAACTATGAAACTGTTAGATTTATACATAATCCGTATTCAGGAATTACTTCAAACCCAACCGACACACAATCTGACATTTGGTTTCAATTTTATTTTTATAATGGTTCAACACACACGGGAGGATTAGACTATTCTTTAGTTGGTATTGATAATCTTACAAATGCAAAACAATTAAGACAAACAACCAACACGTTCTTTAAATTAGAATATTTTATTGTACCCGACGGACAACAACCTGACAGAGGTAATAGAAAATTAGTTTTTTCTAAAACACTAACGATGCCTTTGGGTGAAAAAGTTTTCTTCACACCATTCGGTGATTATATACACGTACCTATTTTCAGTGGTTCAAATTATAGAAATAAAGAAAATATGTATCTTTTTTGGTTTCAGGAAACTGATTCTTTTGAAGGAACATATCTAACAGGAACTACTTTTTATATGACTGCCAGATTTTTTAATGGAAATGATGGTAGTATTCTTAATTTTTCTAACACACCAAAATCTAAAACAACTTCAATAAATGAGTCAAATGATTTATATTATAAGGTAATTATAGATAGGTCTAATTATTCGTATGAGGTTTTCAGATATACGGGAACCACAGGTTCAAGAATAGGCAAATCAGGAGACCCAATAAAATTTTATGAAGTAGAATCTGGTGGTTAATGGAAAAATTAGAATACAAAATATTAAAAACAACTACCGGTTTAACTTATAATCTACCTATTTTTTTAGGTCAGGGTATTAAGGATTTGGGACAAATGATTGGGTTTGACGGAGAAATAAGTCAAATAGAACAGAAATGTAATTTTACTTATAGTGGGAGTTCAAACAACATCAAAATTTACAACACCGTAAACACAACAAAATACCCAACGTTATTTGATGCCACCTTTACCATTAATTGGGGAGATGGGACTACAAGTTCAATATCTACATCCAATATTAATGAATCAAATGGAGTTGCATTGAAAACCGCAAACCACACTTACTCAACTTCAGGAACGTATATAATTAAAATTACATTAAACTCACCTTGGATTGTAACTGAAGTGAAGAAAAGTGTTAAAGTACCATTTGTTCAATCTTTTGGGTACCCGACCGATTTGGGAGAACTAACATTTACAATACCATATTCTAATCCACCAATTACTGGTGTGACACAAGATTACCTACTTGATTACCGAACAACCACAGGAACTACGAATCACACGACCATTTCCTTTTTGGGTTTAGGTAAAAGTAGAATTGATGAGAAAAAACTTTATGGTGCAACAACATCATATACGGGTGTAACCACAACAAGTGAATACAAAGAATATAACATAGACGGATTAACATATAGAGATTATAATGACGGTTACACCTACATATCAGGTTCAACTTCAGGAAGTACAAGTACCTTCTTTACGGATGAGGTATATAACGGAATGATAACGAGAAATGAACATTTTTTAGGATTTATTGACGAACCTCAAATTTTCTCAGACATTTTTGTAGATAGAGGTAAACAAGGAATTATGGAAAAAAATTTCAGATTAACAGAAATCGACAATACTGGTGAATTGAGTGTGTACGGTAACGGATATTTTATAGTAAGAAAACAATAAAAATTATATTTATAGATAAAAAGTATGGCAGTAGGTAGTTACGGAACAATAAGACCAGCAGATGTATCCCCAGCGGACGTTGATATTTTCTATCATTACGTTTCAGGAAGAACTGCTAGTGCTGAAGTTCAGTTCGAAAAATTAGATAATTCACAAGATATTTTGACCCCTGTATTCCATAATGCAAATACAGGAGGTAATGCCGATACTGAAATATTAGGTGGTTTGTATAACTTGAAATTAGAATCTACACGATTCTCTGAATTGGGTATATATACACTTTACCTAAGACCAAAACAAATTAGAACCACGGTTTCGGATTGCGGTGTCTTATCGTCACTTCCTTCTGTTAGAGGTTTGGTAATTGATTTAAACGTAATAGACCCTGCAGATAGAAATAAATTCGTACCACAAGGATTGGTAGGATATAGAATAGAATATTTGGACGCCGATTCAGGTGCAAAAATTCCTAATTTCTTTAGAATAGTTACATCATCCTTTTATTGTGAACCAGTTACCTCAAACTTAAGTAATTCATCACAAAAAGCAATTAGATACCGTTATTCCGATATTGCAACCAATTTAATGTTTTTAACATTAACACCAAGTTCATCACCAACTAGTAGACCTAACACCATTCCGTTTATTGGTCAACCAAACCAAAGTATCATTTTATCAAATACCTTCTTCAATCCTGTTATGTTAGAGATTGATATGGTAGAACACGACGCAACAACATTGGCACACGCACTTTACGGTAACCAAAGTAAGTCGGTTGAAGATGGTATTTACACGATTTATGACCAAAATAATAATATCTATAAGCAATTTAACTTATATGAAATCAAAGATGATGTTAATGAAACGTTATACGAAATTAGAGAAAAACGTGATAACATTGACGAATCATTAAATTTTGATGTTATAACTGAATAATGGCAACAAGGAAAGTCCCTAGTCAGGCGGCAAGCGGTGGTGAAACTTTTAATGACAAGCTGATTGGTCTACAGATTACAGATGGTAGTTCTCAGCTGGCTAACACCGCGTTCCTTATAGATAGAGTAATTCCAGAAAAAGACAGTAAGAATTTTTTAACTCAACCCTTTTCCGATTTTCTAACATTAGATACGTTACAAGAAGAGACAAGTCAGATTTACGAAAACAACTCAACAAGTACTTCGTTTGAAAGAAGTAAAAAGATTAAGTTTCACAATTCAAAATCTGATGCAACAAAATCATTGTTTGGTTCTTTAAGTGTTAGGTTAAGTGTTGCGGTTTCAAATGTTATAGAAAAATATCCTGCAGCAATGTTAGTTGATGTTGACTCTCCGGTGTCAACAACAAGTATAAGTGCTGAAAATATTTCATACGATGGTATTGCTAATACCACACAATTCAAATTTAAGAAGTCATTAATTTACAATCCGTTCGACATTGTTATACAACAACCAGAATCAGTTGTAATTTTAAATTCTAAAAACACATATAGAGATTTTTATTCATCATATACAAAATATGTAATTGATAATTTAAGTGGTTCAACCTATGAAATCTTATCTTATGATGAACCCGATAACAACGGATACATTAATTTAAGAGTTTCAGGTAAGTGTTTTGCAAATACAACGGGTTATACTGAAAATTATTTGATAAGACCAAACAATGGTGTTACCGAAGAATTTTTTAATAGTTTAGACGAACTTGAAACATCATTAGTCGATAGAGAATCTTATCCAAAATACACTGCGTCATTTAGAATTCCGATGGATTTATATGACGGAGCGGTTAGTGAATTACAAACAGAAACCGCAACTTGGCCAGTATCTAGAGATGGGTGGAACTTACAAATTATCGGTTTAGATTATGAATCCTACATTACAAGATTAAGTAACATTGGTAATATCGTTGATGATTACAAATCAAATTTAATTATTAGATTTTTATCATCACCACAACTTTTTGAATTTGATACCGAAGAAAAGAAGGCGGAAGCGATTTTCCAACTTTATGGTCAAAGTTTTGATAAGGTAAAAAAATTCATAGACAATATTGCATATATGAGGAATGTTAGTTATGACAAAACTAACAATGTTCCTGATGTATTATTAAAAAACCTATCCGAAACTTTAGGACTATCAACAGTAAATTTATACGATGAGAAATCTTTACAGGATACTCTATACACAAGACATACACAACAATATGATGGTGTATTAACAGGATTAAACTTATTAGAAGGTGAATATGAATTCTATAGAAGATTAATTGTAAACTTAGCACATTTATATAAAACAAAAGGTACGAGGTTAGCTATTGAATTTTTCTTAAAGTTCATAGGTGCTCCCGAACCAATGATTAGGTTGGATGAATACATCTATAAAGTAGATGGATTATTACCAAAATCAACGTATGAGAATGACATCAGAGAAGTAATTTTAGGTGTTAAAGAATTCCATACGATGGAATTTGTTCCAACAACCACAACGATAAATGGTACAACATATTCGGCATACACATATCGATTAGTTACCACATCGGGTTCCACAACATTAACAAGAGACGAATATCCTGTTTATAATGACGGAACACCAAGAGCTAAAAATAGTTTAGACGGTAGTCATTATTTTGCTAAAGGTGCTGGTTGGTATAGAAAAACATTAGACCATAGGTCAATTGATATATTAGATACTGAAAATTCAGTTCTAACAGGAAATACTAAAGTATTAAAAACCAAATCAAAACCGTTCACATATGGTGAAGATTATTTTAATGTTTATAGAAAATTACCTGGTTTAGATTATGGATACGATTTAAATGGAGAAATCAATAATGATAAAACAGAAATTATTGATGACAGTGAAGTTGAA